AAAAATTGAGAACCTAACAGACTGGATAAAAGCCCTTGTCGTTAGTATTGTTGGCACTGGCGTAGGCTTTATTGTTTGGTACATTCAGAGCCTGCCGAGATAGGAGGTGATGAAATGAACTATATTGTCGACCACATTCCTCGAAACACTCCTCACAACCGACGGCCAGGCACTTCTATGCATCCTGAGTACATCACCATCCACTCTACGGGCAACCCATCAAGCACAGCCCGAAACGAGAGAGGCTGGTTGACTAATCCCAGCAACACAAGGACTGCCTCCTGGCACATCGTGGTGGACGAAAAAGAGGCCATTGAAGCCATCCCCCTGAACGAGGTAGCTTGGCACGCGGGGGATGGGGGAAGCGGGACAGGTAACCGAAAAAGCATAGGCATTGAAATTTGTGAAAGCGGGGATAGGCAGAGGACTTTGCAGAATACCGTCAAGCTAGTAGCCAAGCTGCTCAAGGAACGGGGCTGGGGAGTGGATAGGCTTCGCCGACATTTTGACTGGAGCGGTAAGATATGTCCTCGGATAATGCAATCCAACAACTGGGCCGGGTGGGAGCAATTTAAAAAGGATGTTGCCAAGGAATTGGCAGGAGGCACGAGCGCAGTGACGCGAGACAAAAATCAGCCTTCTTCATGGGCTAAAGAGCCTTGGGAGTGGGCAAAGAAGGAAGGAATTACCAATGGAACCCGGCCAAAAGATACAGCTACTAGAGAAGAAGTTATAACAATGCTGTACAACTACGACCAGAAGGTGGCTAAGAGGAAATGAAGTTTTCCAAGGTCACTGAAGGTTATAAACTTATATCGTATAGGAGGGAGTCATCATGTGGGAAATCGTCATTAATGAATTGCGGGAACTAGTTGTCACTGTCTTGGTGGCTTTGCTGTCGTTGGGCGCGGCCTACGCGCTGTCGTACATCCGCCGGGCCCGCGAGGCGTTGGATAAACGGATCGACCATGAACTGGCCGACAGGGCACTGGCGAGAGTGGCTTATCTCGCCGAGGTAGCTGTGCTGGCCGCTGAGAGCACGACCGCGGCTGCACTGCGACAGGCCGTGGCTGAGGGACGGGCCAGCCGGGAAGAACTTGTGGCCCTAGGGCGGCAGGTTGTGGAACAGGTGCTGACACAACTCGATGCCGAGACCCGTCAAGTCCTGGCTGAGACCATTGGCGATGTTCGCCGCTATGTGGAGCAGCTCATTGAGGCTACGCTAGAGCGGTACAAGGCGCAGGGCGTTGTAGGTCGTGTGAGTGAGCTAGCGGCCCCAAAATCATAGTCCCCATCGTCCGACTCGGAGACACCACAACCGGCGTTACAGCAGAGGGAGGCCTGGCCGTGAGTGTCCAGCGGTCCCTGGCCGGCGGGACGCTCCAGGCCGGTGTCGAATTGCGGCGAGACAGCCGGCGCGATGGGGAATAGAGTGGAGGATTCGGTTTTGAGCTGTATTGGAAGCTAGTTGCTTTGGCCCTCAGTTATATTTTTGGCGAGGCTGCAGTAGACATAGCCCGTGTAAGAGACAATATGTAGCAACCTCCTCCCCCCTCCTTAATCATATAGGCAGGCTGGGTTTTTCGCCTCCTTTTCCCAGCCTGCCCCCAAATCCTCTCCTCTCATTTTGCCCCGGGTAAGTTAATCGTTTACCCGGGGATTTTTTTTGTTGCAATTTTTCACTTCCAAGTTATATTTTTTCAGTTACCAATACCAATACCGGCGAAATAGCCGGGAAATTTTTTTTGAAAAATTTTTGAAAAACCACTTGACTTTTTCCGAAGCGATATATATAATAATAATAGAAAGAGCGAAAACAAAAAGGAGGATTTCAAAATGAAAAGAATGGAAGTAAAAAGGATTGTAACGGGCATCAGCCCGAACTACGTGAAGAACTGGGACACCGTAAAAGCAATTCGGGAACTCATTCAAAACTACCTCGACAGCAAGTCCGAATTTGGATGCAAAGGGTATATTTGCTACAAACGCGGAATGGCGGTCATAAAGGATTTTGGCCCGGGGCTTGAACCGAAACACCTAGCCCTGGGAATCAGCGAAAAGAGTCAGGGCGCTATCGGAAAATATGGTGAGGGCTTAAAATTGGCACTCTTGGTATTAGCCCGGGAGCGCCGAAAGGTAGAAATCTGGTCAAACGGAACGATTATTTGCCCCGCCATTGAACACTCCGACTTATATGGTACTGAGGTTATGGTTTTCAATATTCAACCAATGCAACCTTGCCATGCTAAAACACACCAGGGCACAACCATCCGATTCATGTGTAGTAAAGACGAACTGGAAGCCGCGAAATCTTACTTTAAATGCTTCCTCTCTGAAAAATCTGGCTTCAAGTGGATAGAAAAGGACAGAATCAGCTTACCTGGCGGATATATTTACATCAATGGAGCTAGAGTTGGAAAAATATCCGATGCATTGTTCAGTTATCACCTATATGAAAAAGAGACCGGAGACATTGGAAATCGAGACAGAGAAGTTATTGACCAGGAAAAGGTTGAACCTTATATCCGAAAAATACTCGCAGAGACTTCATCTCTAACAGTTATGCGGAAGGTTATAAGGGCCTTGATTAACGGAGAATACAGCTGGGAAATCAAAATTAGCCTGTCCCGCTGGATGGTAAGCGAAAAGAACCGCTCGCTTTGGAAAAGAGCTTTCTATGAGATTGTCGGAACAAAAGATGCCGTGCTGAGTAGTTGGAGAATAGATGACAATACACGAGCTGACTATTTAGGATACAAAGTTGTAGACATTCCAAGCACTAGTTGGTATGATTTATTGAACAGCGTTGGGATAAAAACAGCGGCAGAAATCGCAACTGAAGACAGGAAGAAATCTAGCAAAAAAATCGCAATAAAGGACTTAACAGATGAAGAGAGAGACAACTTAAAGACAGCAAAACGATTGGTAGAAAAATACTACAACCTAGTTGGCGAAGTGATTGTGATGGAGAATTTAACCGGGATAGTAAACGCCGCAAGAGATTTAAAGATAAACGGCGCTTATGAATTGAGGACCGATAAAATATACCTACGGCGAGAAATACTGAGCAATTTGGACCAAACGCTCCACACTCTACTCCACGAAGCGGTTCATAAATACACTGGAGCGGATGATTGTACAGCGGCTTTTGAGAGGGCTCTCACTGAAGTATCTGTGAACATAATCTTAGGATTGGAGAAATTGAAATAGGGACCCGGCGAAATAGCCGGGAATTTTTTTTGAAAAATTTTTAGAAAACCACTTGACTTTTTTCTTTAGGCTATATATAATAATAATAGAAAGAGCGAAAACGAAAAGGGAGGAATAAAAAATGTTGGCTAACGAAATGGTACAAATTCACAAGGGAAACAATTCCGCAGGTGGTATATTTATCCATGAGGAATTCATTACGGGCACAATTGTTAAGGTCAATAAAAAGTCCATTAGAGTTCACATGACACACGTTAAGTGCACCACAAACGGGAAGCTTACGCGGGAATATGACATAGATGAAACAGCAACATTTGAGCTTTGGAAGACAGTCGAAACTGCTGACAAAACAGTCAACATTTTCAAGAACAGCAAATACGGTATCATTAAAGTCGTTCACTAAATTCACTAAATAGGAGGTTTTACAAATGACAAGAATTGAAAGGGTGCTTCGTACAATCGGCTTTGAGCGGAACGAATTTGGGGAGTGGCGGATGACGGTTAACATTTCAGGGGAAGAGATTACCTATCAAATCGAAGAACAGAATAGCGATTGGGGTTGGCCAACTGTGGTTGTTGTGGAGGTTGGAGGTGACATGTCCGAAGCAATGAACCTTGCTTCATTCGTGATCATGCTAGACACTCTAGACGCTGAAGTGGAATAGGCCGTAAAAGCAAAGCCCTTCGGGGCTTTTTTTTTATGTAAAATTCCTTCATGAAATACCAAAAAATTTTTGTAAAACCACTTGACTTTTTACTGATGAGGATATATAATAATAATAGAAAGAGCGAAAACGAAAAGGAGGCAACGGCGATGATCCCTTACCACGAGGTACGTGACTACGAGCACATGAGGAAGTTGATGGCGAGCATGGAGGCTAATGGTTGGGTTGGTGCTCCACTCGTGATTTGGGATGACGAATACCTGATCACTGGGTCTCATCGCTACGCGGCCGCAATGGGACTTGGCTGGGCCGAGAATGAAATCCCCACCATCGAACTCGCTGAGGTGTTTGCGGAGGCTGGACTTGATTTCGAGGCGCTGCATGCGGAGCATGGCTACCCGACCATTGACGAGCATGGAATGCTCGTGGCACTGCTCAACGAACTGCCCGAAGAGATCCGCGAGAAGTACGGGATCGACCTTCACTGAGGAGTCTGCAAAAAAAAATTTACAAACCCTATTGACTTTTTGCTAACTAGGATATATAATAATAATAGAAAGAGGAAAAAGAAAGCGAGGAATGAAAATGACAAAATATCAAGAAAAAGCAGTTGAAAGAATTAAAAGATATATAGAAGAACATGACCTTCATGGGAATGATGAAAGATATGAAATCAAAGAATTTTCGGTTGAAGAAACCGATTATGGAACAGTTATCGTTTATTCTGTAACAGGTTTGAAAGATGATGAAGGAACAATGGCTGCGATATTTTGTAGAAGAAGAAGGCTCATATTCATTGGCGTGCGTGGCGGTTTAAGAAGCCAAAAGTGGGATCCCAAAAAGAAAAAATACATTGACCTAAAAGGTTGGTCGGATGTTATGATTTATGGATATAGTCATTAAACCCGCCTGATGATGAACTGCTGGGTATAGGTCGAAATCCCCGAAAGGGATCGATGGAGACTAGAAGCCGCAGGCCCGTCTAAGGGACCGGGCAAGAAAAGGAGAAATGAAAATGGAAAAAAATGATTGAAAAAATTTTTAAAAACCACTTGACTTTTTCCGAATCAATATATATAATAATAATAGAAAGAGGAAATAAAAACAAAAGGAGGTAACCAAAATGAGAAAAACTGAAATTAGAGAGGCAATCGAGAGATTAGAGGAGTTGAAGGAGACAATCTACGAGGCAATGGACGAAATGGAAGACATTTTAGGAGAGGTAGCTCCAGAAGAACTCGAAAGGGCTAGGTCGTATTGGATGGCACATATTGACGGAGCGTTAGAGAACAGAGGTTCCTGGCTAGGAAGGAGCATGGTAAGCTACGTTGGTACAATCGAAGCACTGGAAGGAATGATGGAAATGGAAGAAGAGTGGGAGGACTAGGAGGGGGCTCAAAGCCTCCTTCCTCCAAAATAAATAGGATTTCAATCCTGATAAGGAGGTTTTCTAGATGCCCGATGTAAGGATGATACAGCAAGCGGTAAGATACCTCGAAAGCCGATGCGACGGGGCGATTTCAGAGGATGGTCATGGGTTTAACAAGATAGACGCCAGCTTTGGAAAGAGCCTAGCCGAACGGGAGAGATGGACAAAACTACAAGCTCAAGCAGCGTTAAAAATGTTAAAGAAGTATCAAAGACAACTTCAGGCTGGAGGGTTTGATATTGAAAGATTGTTTGACGGAAGTGAGATTACCTACCCTCACCTACAACAAGAGAAAGTAAAGCAAATGAACGTAGTGAAGAAAGTAGACGACAGAACAATGGAAATCCGCTACAAATTCGACCCGGAGTTGCTGCAATTGATAAAATCACTCCCGGGAAGACGCTTCCACCCTGATAAAAAGTATTGGACAGCTGTAATAACCGCGGACAGTATAAACAAACTTAAGGACGCGGGGTTTGTAATCGATGCGGAGTTAGAAAAACTCCTACACCAAGCAGAAGAAATGGAAAAAGAAATCGAGGTATCTGGACTCAAAAAGCAATTATTTCCATTCCAAAAGGTAGGAGTTGCTTTTATCGAAAAGAGAAATGGAAGGGCTCTTATAGCCGACGAGATGGGACTCGGAAAAACTATTCAAGCCGCTGCCTGGCTTCAGCTCCATCCAGAGAAAAGACCGGCAATAATCCTTTGCCCGGCATCGTTGAAACTAAACTGGGCAAAGGAGTTAAGGGATACACTTTCTACAAACGACAAAGTGGAAATCCTTTCGGGAACAAAACCTTATCCGATTACTGGAAGTATAATAATCATAAATTACGACATCCTAAACAATTGGGTTGAAGCGCTCCAGGCTATTAATCCTCAGGTCTTGATAATAGATGAGGCTCACTGCGTCAAAAACAGCTCCGCAATCCGAACAAAGGCCACGAAAAAGTTGGCGAAAGGTATACCACACATCATAGCGCTCACCGGAACACCAATCGTAAACAGGCCAGTAGAAGGCTTCAATATATTCCAAATCCTAGACAGAAACCTGTTCCCGAACTTCTGGACATACGTTCATCGGTACTGCGAAGCCCGTCATAATGGTTTCGGTTGGGATTTTTCGGGCGCTACGAATAAAGAGGAATTGAACCAAATCCTCACTAGCACCATTATGATACGGAGAAGAAAAGCCGATGTGCTAAAAGATCTCCCTGAAAAGCTGTATTCCTTTGTACCAATGGAGCTTGCCAACGAAACGGAATACAGGATTGCTGAGGAGGAATTCATCGAATACCTGCGAGGGGTAAAAGGAAAAGAAGCCGCTGAAAAAGCGAAGAAAGCAGAACACCTCGTAAAAATCGAGGCACTGAAACAGCTAGCAGTCAAAGGGAAAATGAAGCAAGCTATCAACTGGATACGGGATTTTATCGAGGATGGAAGCAAGCTGGTAGTATTCGCTGTACACAAAGAGGTTATTGACAAACTAATGAACGAATTCAAGGATGTCGCTGTGAAACTCTATGGCGAGTGCTCCCAGAAGGAAAGGAATGAGGCTGTCGAGAGATTCCAGAACGACCCGAACATAAAGCTATTTATCGGTAACATACAAGCCGCGGGTGTCGGACTAACTCTTACAGCTGCCTCTGCAGTGGCCTTCTTAGAACTACCCTGGACACCGAGCGAACTCCAGCAAGCTGAGGATAGATGCCATCGTATTGGGCAGAAAAATGCGGTTAACATATACTACCTATTAGCGGAAAATTCAGTGGAATATAAGCTGGCTAGATTGTTAGACAAAAAGAAAAAAGTATTATCCGCGGTTATCGATGGAAAACTGGTGGAGGAAAAGAGCCTCATAAGCGAATTGATAGAAAGCTATCAAGAAGGCAAGGAGGCGGAGAAAAATGAGTGATGAACAAATGGAACTTAACATCGTGAGAAAAGTAGTTTGGTCATACGCCCGGAGCGTAGGCTTGGACTTCGATGAGATGTGCTCCGAGGCATACCTCGCTTATCTGGAGGCCGCTCCCTCCTATGACCCGGCAAAGGGAAAGAAATCCACGTTCATATGGAACGTGGTTAGAAATCACATAAATAGCGTACTGAAAGTCAAAAAGGAAGTCCCAGTGGACAGGGAAGCCATAGACATGCTAATAGAAGAGAGAGATGAACTCGACCCTGAACAAGTTGTTCTTGCGGAGGAGAGCTGGAGGGAGTTGTTTGAAAGTCTTTCACCAGACGCAAAGATGATTTTCTTCCTACTCAATAGCAACGAGGTATACATAAACACTGATAAACCCCGGGAAGCACGTGGTATAATCGCACGAGAATTGAAAGCCCGAGGTTGGGGCGAAAACAAAATCTGGGCTACTTTTAGGGAAATTAAACAAACACTAAAAATGACCCAAACGAAGCGGAAAATAAAAAGGACAAAATTTTCCAGCAAATAATTTCGGGTTAATTTGTATAATAAATATAGGAGGGAGAAAATGGGGATTGAAAAATTGCTACAAGATTATGGGATACCTTATGTAACAGAATTCGAACACCATCACAGCACTCATGGCTGGATAAATATCCACTGCCCGTTCTGTCACGGGTCGAAGAACTTCCACCTGGGGATAAGCCTATATCAACCAACGGTATCTCACTGCTGGCGTTGTGGATGGCATTCTACCACCTCGGTCTTGTCTCGGATACTGAATATATCCGTAGGGAAGGCGAAAAATCTAATTCAAGAATACGCCGGGCCAACGGGGACTATCCGCAAGAAGGCGAAGGAGCCCCGGGTGAGTATATTGCCCATCAAGTTTCCTCAACCTTATTTTGAACATCTAAATGAAGCTGGGAAGAAATACTTGGAGAGGAGGGGATTTGACCCGGAGAAGTTGGAGAAGAAGTGGGAATTAAAACAGACAGGGCCGATTAGCTTCTTGGGCAAAATCTCATATGGAAACCGAATCATCATCCCTATTTATTGGGGCGGACAACTGGTCAGTTTCCAGACACGGGACATTACAGAGAGATCCGGCAAAAGGTATTTAGCTTGTCCAATGAAGCGAGAAGTTATCCACCATAAACACATTGTATACGGGAATGAGGAAAAATGGGGTAAATATCCAGCGTTGATTGTAGTTGAAGGTGTAGTAGACGTTTGGAAATTGGGGACTAGTGCGGTGGCTACTTTCGGAACATCGTTTACCATGGAACAGGTGTTAGCGCTAGCAAAAATTCATGATAGGTTCTTCATCGTATACGACAACGAACCGCAAGCCCAGCAACAGGCTCGAAAGCTAGCAGTAAAGCTCAAAGCTCTCGGGAAAAAGGTATTCATTGAGACTGTGGATACCGACCCCGGCGATATGAAAATTGAAGACGCTAGACATTTTGTAAAAACATTATTGAAGGAGGTATTCTAAAATGGAAAGAAATGATTTGCGGAAAAGGAGAAAAGCATTGGGATTGTCCCAGATGGAGCTTGCGAAGTTGGTAGGGGTATCCTTACTGACCGTCCAAATATGGGAACAGGGAGTGAGCGAACCGAAACCCGAGAACAAGGAGAAACTCGAACAAGTGCTGAGCGAGCTGGAAGGAAAACGTAAGGTGAATAGGTAAGTGGATAAGAGAATGAGACCCAGAAGAGAGGGAGGTTTTTAGATGAAAAGAACCAGTGGAAAGATACGAGATATTCAGAGACAGAAGGAAGAGAAAAAGCAACTCCAAAAGGAGATGTTCAGGCAAGTGTACAATAGGCCAAAGGAGAAGGATTTTTCTGATATAGACCAACTTAACATGGACAGCTTTCGGGCTATTCCTAAAAGCGTGATACTTGATTATGGATTATCAAAGGCTGCCCTGGCTGTTTATCCGGTGCTTTGTTGTGAGGCCGATTTTGAGAAGAATGAAGCCTTCCAGATATCGCAGAAAAATATTGCCCGCTTTTCAGGAGTGAGCGAGAACACCGTCCGCAATGCATTGAAGGAATTGGAGAACGCCGGACTGCTAATAAAAGAAAAGGTTACAGAAGGCTCCCGCCACTTTTACGTCTATAAAGTACGCAGGCCTGAGTCAGAAACAAATGAACAATGCGGGGAGGCAATCAATTTCTATACCTGTATCATTGAAAATGGAATATGGGCCAGCCTTCCTCTGGGAGCCAAGGCCATCTATCTATTCCTGAGAGCAGAGGCAAAGCAGGACTTGGATATCTACTCCAAAATTGAGGCAATCATGACTGAAGAATTCTACGAGCCAATGGAATATCCCGAATACATCAGGAATCGTAAATGGGATATCTGCGAAGCATCCCTGACACAAATAAGCAAGGCTGTGAGGGTCGAGCGTTCTAAAATTGGTGCGTATTTGGAAGCTCTGGAACGATTCAGATTAATTGAGAGGGTTGACAGATGGATAAAGGTCTATCTGAGACCAGGACGATTCTTCAAACATTAAGATATGAGTGCTTGTGGTGGCCTTATAAAACCCATAAACGGAAAATCCAGAAATGGAAAATCCAGAAATGGAAAATCCGCTTAGGGTAGCCCTATATCTTTTTTAGGGTAGCCCTATATCTTTTTTAGGGTTGCCCCCTATAGCTTTTTTAGGGTTGCCCTATAGGAAAGTTCGGATATATATAGAATATATTTAGAATTAAATTAGAATTTATTAGGGTTATATTAGACTTTGAACTTGGAAAGTTCAAAGAATGTGT